CACCACCTGCAAATCGAAATCGATAACGGCAGCCGCCTTTTAGATGCCTTGGTTGACATCAGCTCCAAATGGTATGGAGAATCCGAGTTCGCCTCTGGTCATTCCGACTACGGTTGGACTTGCCTATCCTTGACCGAGGTCACCCAAGATGGCACCATCATCAAACACAATATCTCAGATTACGAATCACACATCGAAGAAATCGTTTCACAGCTATGATAATCCACGACTGCACCCAAGGTAGCCACGAATGGCACCAACTCAGACTCGGCAAGATAACCGGGTCAAGACTCAAGAAAATGATGGCCAAGGATAACCTAGCCCTAATCGATGAACTCATAGCCGAGGAACAAGTCGGCATACCCGATGATGATGATTTCATGTCGGAAGATATGCAGCGCGGTATCGATATGGAACCGCTGGCTATCCAGGAATATTCCAACATCACAGGTCATGAGGTTGACCACCCCTGCCTCATCCAGTCCGAAGATTGGGACATCCTTTGCCAATCACCCGATGGCTGCATCAAGGGTGCTTCTGAGGGTGGCTTTGAGGGAGCCGTAGAAATCAAATGCCCCAAGACCAAAACCCACATAAAGTACATCCGTATGGGCAAGATTCCAAACGAATACAAGGAGCAGGTCTGGTCATACTTTCTCGTCAATCCTGATCTTAAATGGCTGGATTTCGTGAGCTATGACCCACGCCTTGCAGTAAAACCGATATGGATTCTACGCATCACACGCGAAGAACTGACTGAGGAACTGGCAACAGTGACCGCTGAATTGGAAAAGTTCATCGCCAAGCTAAATAAATACAAATCTGAAATCTTCTTTTAACATGATGACATATCAAGAATTTATTGAATCAAAAAAACATATTAGTCAGGATTTTGGAATAAATCCTAATTATTTTCCTAATGCCATGTTTGATTATCAAAAGCATGTAGCCGAGTATGCAATAAAAAAAGGTAGATGTGCTGTTTTTCTTGATACCGGATTAGGTAAAACTATAATTGAATTGACTATTGCAAGCAATTATATTAAGCATACTAACAAGCCAGTATTGATAATTACCCCACTTGCTGTCGCTTTTCAATTCATAAAAGAAGCTGAAAAATTCGGTATTGATGATATTGAGTATTCAAAAAACGGTCAATACAAATCAAAAATAGTAATATGTAATTATGAAAGATTGGAACATTTCAATTCAGATAATTTTGATTGCGTTATATTGGATGAATCAAGTATATTAAAGAATTTTGAAGGTGCTATAAAATCTCAAATAACATCATTTTTGAAAAAAGTAAAATACCGTTATCTATTTACTGCCACACCATCGCCAAATGATTATATTGAATTAGGTACATCATCTGAAGCATTGGGATATATGGGTTATATGGATATGTTATCAAAATTTTTTAAGAATAATCAAAATAATGTAGCAAAATTATCTCAAATTTCAAAAGCCAGACAAGGTGAAGAATTTTACTTAAAACCTCATGCCGAAAATGATTTTTGGAAATGGGTTGGATCATGGAGCATATCATGTAAAAAACCAAGCGACTTAGGTTATAATGACAAATTACACATACTTCCTGAACTTCAAGAAATACAAACAATAATAAGAAACATAAATCCCCTGGCAATAAACGGTCAGACATCTTTATTCTCAATGCCTGCGATAAATTTCAGCGAAATAAAAGCTGAAGTCAGAGCTACTATAAATCAAAGATGCGAAACCGCAGTACAAAAAGCAAGTAAACATGAAACATCAGTATATTGGGTTAATCTTAATGATGAAAGCTCATTGATTAATGAATTGGATTCAGATGCTTATGAGATTCTTGGAAGCATGGATATTGATAAAAAAGAGGATTTATTACTTTCCTTTTCAAATGGTAGTATAAAAAAACTTATAACCAAAACATCTATAACCGCTTTTGGTTTGAATTGGCAACATTGTAATCATACTACTTATTTTCCAACATATTCTTATGAGCAATATTATCAAGCTATAAGAAGGTTTTGGCGATTTGGTCAAAAACATGCAGTAACAGTTGATTTAATTTTATCCGATGGACAAATTAAAATAATGGAATCATTACTTATAAAAAAGGAAAAATCTATAAAGATGTTCAATGAATTAATAAATAATGTAAATTCAAATTATAAGGTAATTAAAAAAGACTTTAATCAACAAATAATCAAACCAACATTCATTAACTAAATCATGGTAAAAAATCAAACAATCACTGAAAAATATGCAATTTATAATTCAGATTGCATGTATGTTATCAATCAATTGGAAACAGAATCAATTGACTTATCAATCTATTCTCCACCATTTGCAGGTCTTTACAATTATTCAAGTCATGAAAATGATTTTAGCAATTGCGAAAACAAAGAACAATTTCTTGAACAATATGAATATCTTGTATATGAACTTTCAAGGGTGACAAAACCAGGTAGGATAAATGCGGTACATGTTACTGATGTACATACAAATACTGGAAGGCTTTGGGATTTTCCTGGAGAGGTAATTAGGATTCATGAAAAATATGGATTCCAATATCATAACCGTATCACAATTTGGAAAGAACCTTTGAAGGTAAGAATGAGAACAATGGTTCAAAGTCTTATGCATAAATTTATAGTTGAAGATGCTACAAGATGTTTTACTGCAATGCCTGATTATGTTTTAATATTTAAAAAAACAGGAGAAAATAAAATACCGGTTGAACATCCTAATGGTTTAAATGATTTTGAATATTTTGGAGAAAATCCATTTTTAGAAAATCATAAAGAAACATATGGTAACTATGATGATTTTAGAAAAAAATGGATTGGATTTAATGGAGATCAAAGGGAAAATAAATTATCACATCTTACATGGCAAAGATATGCCTCCAGTATTTGGGATGATGTTAGGATTGATAATGTTTTGCCTTTTAAAGATTCAAAAGAGGATGATGACGAAAAACACGTTCATCCACTTCAACTTGATGTAATTGATAGGCTGGTTTATTTATATACCAATCCAAATGAGGTAGTATTAACCCCATTCATGGGGGTTGGTTCTGAAGTTTACAGTCCTGTATCAATGGGTAGAAAAGCTATTGGCATTGAATTAAAAGATTCATACTATAAACAGGCTATATTGAATTTACAAGATGCCGATAAAAGATTTAAACAAATTCAACAACTCGAAATCTTCTAACCATGACCCTACGCAAACACTACCGCCAATACTATTGGGACCGCCAGCACCAGGCTGAACTCAAACGCATCAAGGAAACAGGTCGATGCCTATGCGGTGCCAAACTAGATGAACATAACCGCATCATTGACCGGGGTGCGCAGTATGGATTTGAATGCGAGCAATGCCGATGAACCACCGCTGGACACAAAAGCAAGTCGATTTCATCATAGCCAATGGCATGCTCTCAGATCGCGAAATATCCACCCACATAGGAGTGGAACCTGCCAAAATCAAATCGTATCGCAGGCGCAACGGCATTAAGAAAGACCCTAAGTTCCTTACGAACTGCCTTACTAACATTACCAAGCATGGTGGAGGCAGGCCAGTTCGGAAATCGTTAAAGGGGTGACTTATCAGTTATCGACTTTTGACTTTTTGGCGAAAATCTGCATTAGTTTAGCAGCATCGTTGTGACAGACGTATCAAGAAATTGGTGATTCCCCACCACAAGTACCCCCAAAAGATGTCTGTCACCATCCTAGGGGGTTTCTTATTGTTACCAACTTAAAACAAATAAATATGGAAATCCAAGGAAAAGTTATCCGAATCTTCCCAATCGAACAGGGAGAGTCAAAATCAGGTAAAGCCTGGAAAAAACAAAACTTCGTGATGGAGTACACCGATGGCCAGTTCGCCAAGAAGGTACTTGTAACAGTCAAAGCCGACCCACTCCTGGCGATGGTCAATATGTTCCGAACAGGTGAGCAAGTAAAATGCCAAGTAAGCGTTGAAGCTCGCGAATGGAACGACCGATTCTTTACCGATGTAACTGCATGGAAGATCGAGAAACTGATTGAAAATGTGGATAACTCGTTCTAAATATAAATACAGGTTTCCATCACTTCATAAGAATTATGGTAAGCCTAGATTTGATAGAAGTGGTAAACGATGGAGCCAACCCAAGATGATTGAATTCATCAAATCAAAACCACACTGGGATGCTTATGATTTTAAATATGAACTAAGAATAACTATTGACCATAGTAGGTATCTTTTATTGTTAATACAATCGGGAAAGTACGACAATCCCATCATTTAACATACTAACCAGCCCTGACGGGGTGGATTCATTCGGATAAGGTCGTCGTACACCTGCCCACCGTTTGATGAAGCCTCTCAGGGTTTTTTTCTTACCACAATGAGCATACATAAAGAACTCAACAACCTTCGTAACCGAATCAAGCAGTACGAACTCAAGCCAGACCATTCCGACTCATACCTCATCTGGATGCAAAACCTTGAACAGGCCATAACAGCCACTCTTGAGGAAATCGAGATGGACCAGGATGAAATACGATTCATGTATCAAGTCCAAATCCAAGACCTACACAAGCAGATAGATGCCAACATCGAGGTAATAAAGAAGCTCGCCCTAATCATCGAGGCCGCAGGAATCCAATTCCCAACCATCCACCAATCCCTACCAGCAATCAAAAATTATCACCTGGTAGCGATGGGATATGGCGACAAAATCAATAGCTTCGACCCCCATTCCATCAAAGTCAGCCTATGACCCACAAACACACCAACCCGGTTAACTATTGGGACCAAGAACGCTCCTGGCAGGAATCCCTTCAAACCATCAAGGTGGAATGGATAAGCGATACCCAAATCGCTCCTGAACGGTCCTCAAAGCCGTGCTTTATAATCAAGGATGACCGACTGTTGGTGGTGGATTCAAACCCCCTTAAACTGCCTATTGATGACAGCTTTACCAAATTCGAGATGCTGAGCCTAGGCAAGTTCAAAGGAAACGCCCAAGCCGCTTGGACATGGGTAGGAGTCAAATACATGAACATCGGACTACCCTACCTGCGCGTTGGCGATAGCTACTATAAAATAACCCATGTCCGTGACCGATATGAGGTACTTCGCGCCCAAATCAAAGCCTTTAAGAAGGAGGAAATAAAGACAGATCACGGACCAGCTATCATGCCCCTCATACCCAAGTATGATGACTTCTGCATAGTTCCCGACAATATGAATTATTGCGAAGTAGTCGATAACTGTTATAACCTATACCACCCATTCAGCCATAAACCTTGGCCATCCGAACGAATCCTGAAGGACAACGATATCAAGGTTAGCATGGGACTGATGCGCCATATCTTCGGTGAACAGGTCGAAATGGGTATCAAATACCTGAAGATTCTTTACGAAAACCCACGACAAGCCCTGCCAATCCTTTGCTTAGTTAGCCGCGAGAGGCAGACAGGCAAGACCACCTTCCTCAATTGGATGAACATCATGTTCGGGCAGAACTATTGCCAAATCAATCCCGAAGACCTCGGCAGCCAATTCAACTCAGCCTATGCCACCAAGAACGTAATAGCCCTGGATGAAACCGTTATCGATAAGTCCCACGCAGTTGAGAAGCTTAAATCCATAGCCACAGCCAAAACCATATCGGTTAACCAGAAGTTCGTAGCTAACTACTCGGTCCCATTCTTTGGTAAAGTCATCATCTGCACCAACAAGGAACACGACTTCATGCGTATCGATGAAGAGGAAATCCGCTTCTGGATCCGCAAGGTGCCTCAGATATCATCCATCAATACAAATATCGAGAACGACCTGACCGATGAAGTACCGGCATTCCTTCGGTTTTTAATGAACCAGCCTTCCGTGGATATCAAGCGGTCAAGGATGGTCTTCACAGCCGAGGAACTGCATAACGAATCCCTCAACAAGGTCAAAGCCGAAAGCCAATCCCAGCTTCGTAAAGACTTCACCATTATCATGGCGGATTTCTTCAATACCAATGGCATGGACAAAATCCAAGCTACCATATCTGACCTCAAGGAAAAGTTCTTCAAGTATAACAGTCAAGTCGGACCAGGTTACTTGCGCAAGATGCTGACCATGGAAATGGGTTATAAACCTATCCACGGCAGATATAGGCCGATGGAAACGCATGAAATCAATAGTAAGGTTGGCGTACATTATACCTTCTTGAGGACTGAT